TCAAATATCCAATAATTCGGCCTTGAATGTGTTGGTAGTCTTCGTGTAATCTATCACAAGGAGGCCCCCAGCGCTATTGAACAGGCCGTAGCCCTTTCCGTAGACACCAAGATGTATATTACCTTCTTTAGATATGCCCGCCACCCATGGAAGGAGTTCCGTTGAGACATCATACGGGCTAAGTGTCGTGTTTATGCGGATCCTATTCCCGTCTTTTACGGCCCGTACAATATCCTTTAACCCCGCTTCCCCTCCTACGGCCACAGAGATCTCATCGGTGGTGGATGAGGAGGTTAGTGAGTAGAACCCTGAATTAAGCGGATAGTAATAAAGATTCAACACTCTCAGTTCGCTAGAGTCCTCACCCATCATTTTAAATCTGCATGTTTTCTCCAGAATAGGAGATGTCCATATGAGAACCGGAAAGTTAAACCCGGATTCAACGGTCACGGGTATGGATCCGCCCAATACGCCTGACCCATACATGATATAGAATTTTTTCCTTTGTCCAACCGCTAGGGCTATTTTCGCCCGACCTTCGTCTCCCCCGAACGCGGTAAAGCAACCCGTGGCGGTATATGAATCCGGTTTACTAAGGTAGTATGTATCATCCCCGCTCTTGATAATCTCGCAAGAGAATGTCCATGCGCTATCGTTATCCGTGCCATTTATCTTGACAGTCCTCATCTTGCCAGACGCTACGTATGTCAACGCTAGTGAGCATTTCCCCGTCTCAAAGGAAGCGTCTACAAAGCATTTGTGATTGCCTATATATATATCAGGAAGAGACTCTTCGTACTCACTTGTGTGAATGCTGGAGAATGCTGCGGCTAAGTAGGGAATCACGTTGGTATCACCACTAGCATCTAACGACGATACTATATCCTCGCTAGAGGAGGCCTCGGACAAGCCCGCTACAGCCAAGGGCAATTTAAGCACTTCTTTAAAGTTTTTCAACTTCCTGTGGTCATTAGCGCTCATCAACCCGGAGTTGATGTCATCGGCCACGTTCAACTTTTTAAACGAGCCTTCCGAGACACCGTTGGCAGACGGGATGAACACGTACTGTCCTCCACCCACCAGCTCCGCAGCGTTAGAGACATTCACGTTGCCCGCCTCGCCGGAGCCGGACTGGATGAATATGTTTCCGCTTCCTACGATGGATTGCCCGTTGATCGTCTTCAGGCCTGTCTCCTTGACGAACTTGCTGTCGTTCTCTAGGTCGCTGGTCCTGGCGGGGATCTTGGTGCCGGAAGGTAACGCTCCGATCTCGACGGCCGTGTATTCCGGCTTTGTGGACGAATTGACCCATGAGGGTTTATTCAGGACTTTATTCCAGTCCACGGAATCTGCCGTGCCGCCGCCACCGCCTTGTATGGTTATGTCACCGCTACCCAGCAAGGAATAGCCGTTGACGGTTTTCAGTCCTGTCTCCTTGACGAACTTGCTGTCGTTCTCCAGGTCGCTGGTCCTGGCGGGGATCTTGGTGTCCCCGTCCATCACCTTGGCGGGCAACGCCGCCACTTTGGCCAAGAGCTCGTTGATCTTGGCTGTCGTGTAATTCAATAGTCCCATCTTATCTCAATGCTTTAAGTTCCACGTCGTTCGAATCTATCAATATCTCACCGGCCGAGTCGCGGAGGTATTCCCTCCGTCCTGCCTGCCGGACTACGCGGACGGCCCGGGCATCTCCGCCCCGGGTTGTCCGGAATGTTATCTCCATATACCTGTCCACGCCCTCGTTCGGGGTGTCTGACGAGATCGAGGCGGGCCCGTCTCCGGGCCCGGGTACCCCGATGACGATATTCCCGCCGGTCGCCCCGTCCCATGGTATCTTGACGGTGTCCATCACTCGACCGTCCAGTCGGTGTTAGACTCCACGTTCACGGTCACCGGGTTGCCCTGGTAATCCAGCTGGATGTCGCCCTCGGCCACACGTAAGTAAGCGTCGCCGGCGGCCAGTGTCAGCAGGCACACGTCCTGGTGCCCGCCCTCGTCCGTGACGATGACCTGCCGGGTCTGTGGATCGATCTCCGTGTTCGCCGGGACTGTCACGGCGATGGAGAAATTATAGACCGCCAGTCCGCCGGGATCGCCCGTTATCGCCTCGCCGTTCGCCGTTTGTACGCTGTTCGCCGTGTAATGGGCGGGTAGCGCTATGTCCAGGTCTCCCGTACCGAGGGAGAAGGTCAGCCGCTTGGAGTTGCTGACCCCGGATATGGTAACCACCTTTCCCGTCTTCTCGCTCGCCGCCGTGTCCGCTATGTCCACGTATTCGGGCTTACCCGCCTGCATGACCGTCCTCTGGACATCCGGACAATTCACCGCTTTCCATATCAATACCGTACTACGCGTGTTCCGGCCGGTATGCTCTGCGTCCGACCTTACGCTAACTTCCTTGTCACCCGATCCTTGGGGCGGGGTGACCACCGCCCATGCCGCTTTCGCCATGATCTTTCGTCTTTTTTATTTGTTAATCACTCGATTCTCCATTTCGTGTTCGACCTCACCCCGAACAGCGCGGGCATCTCATCGGTCACCCATACGGGCTCGTCAGGAGATACCAACAGCCACACCCCATAGTCCACGCCGCAGACCTTGGTGAGCCTCACGCCGACCCGGGCCATCCTACGGAGGGTGGCGCTCACGCTCCCGACCCGTTCCAGCTCCACCCGTACCGTCTCGACCCTTATGATCTTTCCACTAACGCACGCCATACCTCACCGTCTCGTCCGTCTCGATCCCTATGATCTCCGTCCTCACGCCGTCCGCCATGTTCGCGTCCGGGATCTCCACCCGCACCTGACACCTGATCCGTCCACCTCCCCCGATCCGGGAGGTGTCGAGCGTGACGATATAGGTATTCTCGTCAAGCCGGCCCATCCCGGACTTGGGGATCGTCTCCGTCCGGTTGGAATAGATGTAGAACAGGGCCTCGAATTCCACGTCGTCCATCGTGAGCCCGCCCGGCAGGTCGAGGCCCAGGGCGAACTTCATCTCCGTGCCGGTTATCGACAGGTTACTTTCATTCTTCATTGTCACGCCTCCTTTAATGTTATGTTCCGTATTTGCAGTACGCACGCCGAGATCGCCGTGAAGAGCAGTCCATCCCCCGAGGTGCTGTCCCGATCCGCCCTGAACTCCACCGAGAACGTCTTGTAGGACGCGCTCGCCTCCTCGCCATAGATGACATCGTCGGTATTGATGAAGTCAAAGCTATTGTCGCCGATCGCCGATATGATGTTCGTCGTCCCGGACGATGTCCTCGCCTGGAACGATAGCCGATACCGGTGTCCCATCTCCAGCTTGCCGCCCATGCGTCCCTTGTTGAACATCACCTGGTCGGTATTGGCCTCCCCGCCGAACCGCAAGGTGGCCACGCCGCCGCTGACCGACTGGACGGAAGAGTTCCCGTAAGCGTTCCAATAGGACGTACTGGTGAGATCCGTCCCTTGCAGGATCTCGTCCCCGGTGACGGTGTACCGCTCGAAATAGGCCGTAAGGCTCTTGTTCGCGTCCATCGTGACCGTATGTCGCTGGTACCCGCCATCCGACCAGCGAATAAACCGCCAACCGCTGGCCTCCGTGGCGTTGACCGTCACCTTGGTTCCTTTCTCGTAGCTTCCCGCTCCCGTGACGGATCCGCCTCCCGATGGGCTGACCGACAGGGAGAGCGTGAACCGCTCGACCTGTATCTTGCTGAAATAGGCCGTGAAGGAGTTGTTGGGCTGCCCCCACGTGATCATGTGCCTGCGGCTCCCGTTATCGCTCCAGCGGACGAACTCGTACCCATCCGCCGGTATGGCCTCTATGTACTCGGACGTGCCGATCCGTTTCAGGTAGCCCCCGGCCTCCGGTACCGTCGTTCCGCCGCCTGTCGGGGAGACGGAGACGAAGCAGGTGAGTATCTCGTAATCCTGCTCGGCCACCCGCAACACCCCGTCATCGTTCGTGAACACCTTCCCGCTCCGGTTCAGGTCATCCGCCGAGAAGGTGACGAACTTGCCGCTTGCGCTTCGCAGGGTAAGCGACCCGGGGGTCACCACCGCGCTCCTGCCGCCCTTGGACAGGTTAAGCTCCGGCGTGCCGTTATTGACGGATAGCCTCGCCACGTCGATCCCGTCATGGGTGATCCGTACGTACCCGTTCGACAGGATGAGCTCCGTGTTCGGCCCCAACGAGTGAAAGACCCCGTCCATTTCCACCGACCCGTCCGTGTGGATCTTGAACCGGTCGTTCACGTTCAGCGTGTTCGTCCGGATCGCCTTGGCGATGAGCGCGGAGGTGATTATCAGGTCGGCGTTGATGAGCGAGGTGTTGACGCTGCCGCCCTTGATGACAGACATGCCCCGCTCCGCGTAATAGACCAGCTCCTCGTAATCCTTGTAGCCCATCATCTTGGCGATGTCGTTCCGGTCTTTCAGCGACACCTCGCCGATCTGTTGGGACAGGTCGCTCTTGGACTCGTCTATCGCCTCCTGCTTGATCTTCCGTTGGATCGCCTTGTTCGCGTTCTCGATGGCCGTGGCGAGCGATGCGTAGGCGTTGTTGAACGCCGCGAACTTGCTGTCCACGTTGTTTTTCTCCGTTGTTGTCGCCTTCCCGTCCGCGATGGCGGAGTTGATGGCGGCTATCAGGTTGGTCGTGGCCGTGTTGAGGCTGTTCTTCGCCGCGTACAGGACCGATTTCTCCGTGCCCGCAAGAAAGGGGTTCGCGTACAGGGCCGTATAGGTCGCGTCCGCCTCCCGCTTGGAGGCGTTTACCATGTTGATATACTTCTCGATCGCCTTGGCTTCCGCCTCCGATACCAAACCATCGGCGAAGGCCCCGTCCACGTACCTGTTCAGGTCGCTCACCGCGTCCTTGGCGGCGTTCGCACCCTCCATGGCTTGCGAGGCCGTGTTGTTGGCCTCGTCCGCCGCCTTCTGGGCGTTGTCCGAGTAGCCTTTCAGCTTGTCCTGTATGGACTGGTTGGCCGTTTCCACCGCCGTTTGGAACTTGTTGTAGCAGGTCGTGAACGTGGCGTACTTGCTGTCCACGTAGGCCTTCTCTGCGGCGGTCGCCTTGCCGTCGGCGATGGCGGCGTTGATGGCGTTGACCAGCGCGTCCGTGGCGGAGAAGAGGGAAACCTTGGCGTTGTACAGCGAGGTCTTCGCAGAGCCCTCCAAATAGGGGTTGTTGTACAGTCCGTTGTAGGTGGCCAACGCCTGTTGCCGCTCGTTGCTCACCACGTTGACGTACTTCTCGATCGCCTTGGCCTCCGCCTCCGATACCAGCCCGTCGGCGAAGGCCCCGTCCACGTACCCCTTCAGGCTGCCCACGCTGTCACGCACGTCCGATGCCTCCTTGCTCGCGTCGGCCGCCGCGTCCTTGGCCTCCCGTATCTCCCGGTCGATGGCCGTCATGTCCGGTGCGTCCGTCAGGTTCCCGAAGCCCGTGGATCCCGGCTTGATCACCATCTTGCCGGTGAACACGTTCTTGTCGGCGTTCGGCGAGATCACCGTCACCTCCTTGCCCGCCATCGAGTAGGAGTCGATTCCGGAATATAGCTTGATACAAGGCGCGTCATCGTCGTACGAGGAGAGGAACACCACGTGTCGCCGGGCGGCGTTCGTCTTGTTACCGACGGTGACGATCGTGTCGCCGGCCCGCGGGATCATGCTGCCCGTGTCGCGATCCGTGGTGGAGAGGTCGATGTAGTCCTCGCCGACATGGATCACCCGCCGCCAGTAATATTGGTTGCTGACGTTCTGGGAGGTGCCCTCCTTCACGTTGAACTCCCGGCATTGCGCCAGGTCATCCACGGCGAACTCGTTCACGATCTCCCGCTCGCCGTCCGTTTGCTTGAAATAGCAACGGTAGGCGCGCTCGCCGCCATCCACGGCGGCACGCAGCCTGTCGTTCCCGGAATCGTACAGGATGGAGCCCGCTCTGTCGTGCAGGTCCTCGTACTCGGCCGATACCTCCTCCACGCGGATACACTCCATCGAGGCCGGCGACAGGACGATCCGGCCGCCCACGTGCGAGAGGCGCTTGATCTCCAACGTATCGAAGTAGGCCTTCATCCGGATGTAGATCTCGTCCGCCTCGATATACGACTTGCCGGTCTTCGGGTCTCTTTTCACCACGAACCCGGAGCCGAACGGCCCGGCGGTGAAGTCTTGTGACTCGATATCGTCGGAGACCAGCCCGCCCAGGAATCTCATGAGGTACCGGGTCTCGTCCGGCCTGTCCTTGCGCAGGAAGGTGGATATCGCCCTCAAGGCCGAGAATACGTTGTTGTCGGTGGGTACCGTATCGTCGCCGCTCCTGATGAGGTTGATCGCTCCCCCGGCCTGGCTGAGCATCGGCAGGAAGGAGTCCACCTTCCGTTCGATGGATTCCCGCCATGTAGGGGTCACCGTGTCGGATATGTCGATCCGCATGTCGTAGGGATCGGCCAATTTACGGGTGAACCCGATGATCCGGCTGTCCCGGTAGCCGGTGGAGGGGAAAAAGACCGGGTTATGCAACCGGACACGCTGTCCCAAGGAAACGTGGATCCCCCTTTTCTTGAGGATGATCGGGTCGCTGTCGCCACTGTAGACGGCGCTGTCCACGCTATATTTGGACAGGTAGGCATCGGCGGTCTCCCGCAGCTCTTCCTCCGCCAGCGTGTAATACTCGTCCGGCATCCGGATGTTGTAGAGGATATAGGTGTCGCCGGCTTCCGGGGACATCACCCCGCCCGGGATCTGGGTGTTCTCGTCCGGGTATTGGTTGATCAGCTCGAACTCCTTTGTGGACGAGTCGTAGTTGACCTCGAGGTCATACCCGGATAGTTCCCCCGTCTGGAACACGACGCGCTTCGTCAGGCCGCCGATCTCGTGGTCGTTCGGGTCGAAGGGAATGTCCTTGTCCGTCACGTAGTAGACGCGGATCGTCTTCCCCTCGGATTCCCGCTCGATGGAGCGTACGCCGGATAACGTCCCGGTACGCCGTGGATAGATCCCCTCGAAAATCACCTCCCGCTCCACGATGCCGTACTCGGTATTCCTCTCCAGGAATCTCAACGGGGAAGGCAGGCGGAGGCGGTCGGAACCGTATCTGGAACGGTCGATGTTTCGGGTACTGCCCTTGGCGTAGAGCCGGGTGAAGAAGCGCTCGTTCTCCTCGTCCCGCCGGCTCATGCCCAGCAGCCCGCCCACGGCCGTCCCGTCGGCTGCGTAGCCTAACACCAGCGGTTCCCCGTGCTCGCACTTGCCCAGGTAGAGGGTCGTGCCGACGATCCACCACTCGGTCTCGAAGGTCTCGGCGATCCGGTTCAGGGCGGTGAGGCAATCGATCCCGTCGTAGGTCACGACCTTGTAGTCGGCCGCGATCACGCTTCCGATCCTCCAGTCCGTCGTTCCCTTGACACGGTTGATATTGTCCACGATCAGTCGCAGGTGGGCCGCCGGGCCGTCCGTCAGCGAGAAGTCCGAGTCCATGTCACCGTCCGTCAGGAGGAAGCAGAGGGCCTTCGACAGCTCGCTCTCGATGCCCTGGAAGCGCGGGGCGTACTCATACTCCAACGTGCTCGCTTGATTGGGGCACGGGACGGTGAGAAGCGTATATCGCTCCCCCTCGTAATCCACGTAATCGCCGATGTCGAAGGGTATGGCCTCCCACGTGGTGAAAGAGACGCTGAGCGCGTTGTCTCCCATCACCGCTTTCTGTTGCGTGGAGTTGTCGTCCGGACAGACTTCCGCGCGCAGGTTCCCCGATTTGTCGTATATCCTCAGTTCCATTCAAGTGTCGTTTTAATGCCGCTTCAACATCGTTAGAAATCCGGTTTCGGCTCGCGGAACTTGACCGTCCATATCGCCGCCAGCCTTCCGGTCGTCCGGAGCCGTGTCTTCATCACCGTCCCCGGACAGCTCAGGTAATAGAGCTTGTAGGTCTTCCCGATCTCGGAGACCCTCACGTTCAGGAGGCCGGATCTCAGGACCTCTATGAAGCCCTTGTATTTTGTCCGGAACTCCTGCTCGTTGTCCGTGATCATGGCCAATCGCAGGGAGATGTCCCTTGCCTCGAAACGTACGTCCGATACGTCCGCCTCCTCGCCGTCCCGTTCCCGGTAATCGACCGTGGTATGCCGCTTGGCGGGCGGCGGGGTCAGGAGCGCCGACAGGTTGTCGTACGTCCCGCCCCGGTCCTTGGCCAGGAACACGCCATAGTTCGTGTAGGCGTCCTTGTCGTTGATGAATAGCTTTCCTTCCCTCATGTCATTTGGTCCTAATTCCGTTTCTCAATATCTCCAGCAGCGTGTTGTCGATCCGTTCCAGCCTCCTGCAATAGGAGGTGTTCCGGGCGATCTCCTCCTGTAGCTCCAGTCCCCGGGACAGCATGGTGCGCATGTCGTAGGCGCACTCCTTGGTCTCGGCGACGTTTATCTGGATGGAGGTAAGCCGGCCGTTGGTCTCGTTGATGGAGTCCTGGCTGGCGATGGTATACGCGCCCGCCCTCGCCCGCTGGGTGAGGGTGGAGTCGATCCTGCCACCCGTCACCCGTTCCATGTCCTCCAGCTGGCGGGCCGCGTCCTCGATGATCTTGTCGTACTGCGCCCGCAAGTCGGCGATGCCGCTTTCCGTAAGCCCCGCGCCGCTCGCCTCGGCGAACGACTCGTACCACTGCCGGAGAGGCTCCTCCAATGCCTTCATCTTTATTCCTTGAAGGACGGCGTTATTCAGCATCTCCTGGAAATCGTCGGCGAAATCCTTGGCCGACCGTTTGCCCTCGGCGAAGCCCCGTATGATACTGTCAGCGATACTGTCGGTGGTGGTACCGGTCAATACCTCCCGCATGGACTCCTCCTGGTCATCCAGCATCCGGTCGATATCGGCTCCCTCGTCCCTCAGCGCGCGCAGCTGCTCGAACAGCTTGGCCACCTTCTCCTCCAGCTTGCCCTCGGTATAGAGTTTCTCGATGTCCTCGTAGCTCTTCCCGGCGAGGCTGGCGTACTCGTTCCACGTCTTCGCCTTCCGGAACCAAGTGCCGTGGCGGTAGCCTACGCCGCTGATATACTGTTCTCCCTGTATCTGTGCCAGCAACCGGTCGTACTCGCTTCCGGATGCCCGCCGCTGCCGCTCCAGCTCCTCGGAGATCCGCTTGTTGTAGGCCAGCGTCGTCTCGCCGATCTCTTGCTGGGTACGCAACCGCTCCCGGAGCAGCCGCTGGTACTCCAGCTCGCCCGTGATGGCCTCGTCGTAATATTTTTGTTGCTCCTCCCGGGCCTGCCGGTTCATCTCCTTGACCTGCCTGCCCATGGAGAAGATCTTGCCGATCCCGCCGATCACGGAGGTGACCCCGCCGAGGATATCCCCCTTGGCGATCTTGGCGGCCCCGCTTACGAAACCGGACAGGGCGGAGGTCAGCTCCGCCACCTGCCCAGCGGCGTATCCAGCCTCGTCGCCGAGGATGTCGCCGATACCGCCGGCGATCGTGTCGAGGCTGGATGTCAGGGATTGTACGGAGGTATCCATGCCCTCTAACGCGGCGGCCATGCCATCCCTGTCACCTTTCCCGATGGACTCCAGCAACTTCTTCCAGTCATCCCGGATCGCCTTGAATGGCGAGCGGGAATGGATGGCCTCCTCCAGCCGCTTGATGGCGTCCTGGTATTCCTTCACGTTCCTGGGATCCCACGCCGAGGTATTGACCTCCCGGGCCTGCTTGAGCAAGGCTTCCAGCGAGGGCGTCGCCATCCTGTCAAGGTCGCCGAACAGCCTGTCCCACAGGCCGGATCCTTTCAGCTCCTCCATGGAGAGGTCGGACAGGTTCTTTTTTAAGGTTCGTCTCGCCTCCTCGATGGCCGCGTCGATGGCCTCGGCGTTCGCCTCCGTCCGTTGGGCGGTGAGGTAGGCCACGTCCTCGTTGTATCTCTTCTCTAATTCCAGCCGTTTGGCCGTGTGGTCCTGGTATTGCCGCAATGTCTTCTCCAACAGGTCGGCCTCCGCCTTCTCCCGGGCGGTAGCGGCGATGGTGGCGGCCTCTTCTAATTTCTTGCGCTGGGACTCGGGGAGCTGGGATACGGAGGTGGTCGATGGCCGGAACGACAGGCCCTGTCTTTTCCAGTCCGGGTTGTCCTTCTCCCATACGGCCCGCTCGATCTCCTGTTGGGCCCGCACGTATTCCTGTCCCTTCCGCTCGACCTCGTCGATCCTCCGGTCGTAGTCCAGCCGGATCTGCTCCAACTCCTTGTCGGCGCCCTCCCGCATCAGACCGATCCGTCGCTGACGGAGATCCAGCTCCGCGTCCTTCTCCTTTTCGGCCAAGGCCTCCTTTTGCCGCTCGATCTCCCGTTCCCGCCGGGCGGTCTCCGCCTTGAGGGCGTTGGCCGCCTCGATCTCCTTCCGCTCATCGCCTTGGGCCTTCTCCGGAGAGCGGGAACCTTTTCCCTCTAACGTGTTGCTCTGCCGGAGCATCATGCGGCGGGAGGCGTAACGTTGCGCCTCCAGGCGGTTCACCTCGGCCAAGGCTTCCGCCTCGGCGCGGAGGTCGGCCTTGTTGGAGTTGGCCAGCGCGTTCTGCGCCTTGGTGATCTCGTATTTCTCCTTGGCGATCGCCTGTTCCTTGGCGAACAGATCATCTGTCAAGCGGATCGCCTCCTTCAACGCCTTGGAGCGTTCCGCCTCCGGGAGGCTCATGTCGTAGGCCTTGTCACGCAGCTCGCCGATACGGGCCTCCATGCGGCTGCGTTCCACCAAGAGGTCCCGTTCGGCCACGTCGAGGGCGTTCCTGCGTTTCCGCAACTCGACCGACTCCTTGATCTTCTCATTGGTATCGGCCATCCACGCGGAGGCCTTCCGTCCGGCATCCTCGATACCGGTCAGGCCCTGCGCCCAGGCGTTGGAAAAGTCGGCGATCCCTCCCTTGAGATCGCCCGTCAATATCTTCCAGACCGCCTCGCCCGCCTTGCCGATGGCACGGAGGCGGTTCATCAGTTGCCCGGAGAGGAAATCGGCCAGATCAGATAGTGCCTTCTTAGGTTCGGTAAAGGCCTTGTAGAGCCATTCGCCCACCTTGTCCACAACGTCCAGCAGACTGCCCAATACCTGGTTGAATGCCGCCGTGGCGACCGCCAACGCGTTCTCGCCCTCCTCGGTACGGTGGAACCAGCTGTTTACGGCGGCAAGGCCAGCGGCGATGGCGGCGAGCACCACGCCAAGCGGGGTGGCGATAAAGGCGAGAGCCGCCTTGGTCACTTTCCCTATGGCCGCCGCGGTTTGGCCGAGCGGGCCGGGAACGGACTCCAGTTGGGTCTGGAACTGTCTCAAGCCGGAGGTAGCGCCACCGGCGCCACTCTCCAGCCCGGAAACCTCTTCTTTTAGGGATCGTATTTTTTCTTGCAACTCCTGTCCGGCGGCCGATTCCCGTTCGGCGGCGGACATCTTGCGCCACGCCTCCTCCATCTTCCGGAGGGAGGAGTGGAGGGATTCGATGCTCCCCTCGGCCATCCGTTCCTGCTCGATGGACTCCTGGAGTACCTTGATGTTTTCTTGGATTCCGGTACGGAGGTCGGTTTCCTGGATGGCGAGCTTCGCCTTGCCCTCGGCGTACTGGAGGGTCGTGACCGTACCGCGGGCGAACCCCTCGTCCAATGCCTTATTGGCCGCGTCAAGCTGGCGGAGGCTGTTGATGTCCTCCTGGATGCTGACCGCGAGTTGCTGGTTCCCCCGGCTCATGGAGGCGAACGCCTCATTGCTGTCGGCGATCAGACGTTGGTAGGTCCGTGCGGACTCGTTGCGCAAGCCCGCTATCCCTAACTTCACCCGATCGACCTCCTCGGCGAGGTTCCCGCGGAACTCGAATGTCACGTATAAAGGTTCGTCTGCCATGAACTGTTAAATTGTGAATTATGAATTTTGAATTATGAGTCAGGAGAGGCCGAGAAAGTCAAGCTCTTCCTCCTCCGTTTGAATGATTTCCTCTTCCTCCTTCTTTTTCCGTCTCTGTCCCGGGTCGTTGATCATCGTGAGGATGACGATCCATGGTATCTTTCGCATCACCTCGTCGTAGGTGAACGCCCCGGAGGCAATCAGCGCGTAGATACGTCCGAAAGGGCTATGGGGAGGCTCGTATTCCTCCCTTAACTCCCTTTTCTCATCGGTTGGCTCTCCGTCGGCGCCATCAGGTTCATCGTGGCGAGCGAGAAGATAATATTCAGAAAATCCTCCGGGTAGGCCATGACCAGGAGCACCTGCGCCAATTCCGCCATTCCACGCATGGTCGTATGGCAACGGATGTACCACGCCAAAGGACGGACCAAAGGGCGGGAAAAGATACTATTGCCCACCATCCCCTCGGCAATCACCCTCGATACCCGTTTTCCGTTCCGGGCGATGCACTCCAGCGTGGTACCGAGGTCGCCTGCCTTCAGCTCCTTCAGGTCGAGATCCATCCGGCAGAAGATCGCTGCCATCCGGCAGAGGGTCTCGCCTTTCGGGAAGGGTATTCCGTAACGGATCGTCTTCTTCCCCAACTTCCGGAGCAACCACGGGGCCGGGAGGTTGACGGTCAGCCGCCGGTCCAGCAGGGCGTCGGCGGCGTGGGATTCGATGGTTCGCTTCTCCATACGGGCTTACGCTTTAGGTTCGCCCAACTTATAGATGGCGTACGGCCCCTCGTTCTCTCCGATCGGGGCCAGCGCCTTCGCCGTCACCTCGATCTGGGCGATGTCGGTGCGGGTCAGGTTCCATACGAACCGGGCGGTCACCTGCGCGTTCGGGATCTCGATCACCACGTTGTGCAGGGAGATCGCCCGCACGGCCTTCCGCACCGTCACGATGTCACGCGGGGCTTGGTATTTCGTCACGTTGTAGGTCTTCCCGTCGATGGTCACGTCCTCGGGCTCCGATACCGTACCGCCGAAGGTCTCCTTCAAGGTGTCGTTGTCCCATTCCAGGAAGTTCAGCTTGATCTGCTTCAATCCCGGCTCGTTCCCGATGCTCTCCACCGGGGCGGCGGGCTCCTCCTCGCAGTAAAAATCGGTGGTCGTATCGGCCTCGGTGGTGAAGGAGGCCGTCCCTTTCATGGTACGCGCCAACTGCTTCATCGTGTTGGGCATACCTCCGGCCGGGTTCACGTCACCGAACTGGGCGACCTTCAGGCCTATGGATCTTGTCTTGTTTTCTGCCATGATCTTTTGAATTATGAGTTATGAATTATGAGTTATGGGGGATGGTTTCCCTTCTTTCGTTTTCTACGTGTCCAGAGGAGGGCGGCGATAAGTCCTGTCAGGAGGCCGCTCGAATACCATTTGAGGCGTGTCCGAACAGGAGTTGCCGATGGGGCTTTTATCTCTTCCCTCGTGGTCGCTTGCTCCCGTTGGGCGGACAGTCGCTCCTCCAGCTCATAGACCAGCTGCTGGAGGCTGTCGCATTCGGCATGGACGACCAGCGTCCCGTCCTTCACCGTGGCCGAAACCGTCGCCCGTCCGTCCCGCTTTTGGTAGACCGCCCCGGTGGGTAGCCTACGGAGGCTGTCCACCGGGATCGCCAGCGTCGCCAGGCTGGACGGGATTGTCACGGGGGTAACGTACTCCCTTCTGCTCCATAGGAGATTGTCGATTACGTTGGTAGCGGTAACTTTCCTTGTACTCTTGCAACTTGTTACGAGCGGGGCAAGTGTCATAATGCTTGCAACGCACCAGCTTGTACAGTGCCTCCTCCAATGCCGCCAACCGCTCCAGTATGTCCCTGTTCTTGTCATATAGCTCAATGATCGTCTCGTTATCGCGGGCCGCCATGTGCCGGGACACGTCATCCTTGTCCATCCGGGCTTTCTGGCGGCTCACCTTCAGGTTGATCAGCCAGTTCACCAACCCGACCAGTCCGCCGGATCCAATCATGGCCAAGAGCGTGTTCCATTCCATGGGGTTACGAATTTTGAATTATAATTTATGATTTAACTGTCCACTGTCAGCTCCATCAGCCACTTCTGCACATCAAAGCTTGGGCAGGCCTTTGCCGCCAGCTCGTTGTGGCCGACGATCCGCACATCCGGAAACCTCCGGTGGAAGTCCCTCACGTAGGCGGCGAGGGCTTCCCGCTGCTCCGGGGTGCGGGTGTCCTTGGGAGTCTTGCCGTCGCGGTCCACGCCGCCGACGTACACGATGTGCCGGGCTGTCGAGTTATGCCCTTTTGCCCCATTGGTAATCTCCCAGGGATCGACCGTGTCGTCCTCGTTGTTGGCCACCAGCCGTTCCACCATCCCATCCAGGTGGATCATGTCGGTATAGCCCACCTGCTTCCAGCCGCGGCCGCCTTCACTTGGCGGGGCCGTGTGCCAACGGCGGATGTCGTCCGCCGATACTTCGCGGCCGGGAGGGGTGGCGGTGCAGTGGATGACCAGTTGCTTGAGTCGTGCCATTATACGCTCGCCTTGTTGTAGATGACCGCCTGGTACTTGTTCCGGATCGGAAGTGCCGTGAAGCGTTTCTGGAAACCGATCACGTCACCACGCTCTCCCGGATCCTTGTACTTGGCGAACACCTCGATGTCGCCATCCGCACGCATCACTTCCCGGTCGGAATAGAACAACGAGCACTGCGCATCCGTCTCCGTCGCTGCTGTACCGAATGCCACCTTGGTACCGTCGGCCTTGTAGTAAGGAAGTTGCGAGAAAGTATAGACCGAGAAGCCGAACAACTTATCGGTTTCCAACATTGTCTTGTAGAGCTTCATGTCCTCCAGCATGAGATCGGCCAAGTGGTACGGGTTCAGTACCGCTACCAATGTAGCCGGGTCGATGTCCTGCGCACGGAACCAGGCATCCATCTTCAAGATGTCTTCGAACGAGATCTTGCCCGGCTCAACAGTCGTCTTGACCGGTGTCAGTTTCGCGTCCTTTGCCGGTGCCCAGTTATTGGCGGCGTAAGCGGATGTTTCTGCCTGCAAGGTGTTGCGGTGCTGCCGCACGACGCTATCCATCTTGGCGTAGGCTGTTTCCTTCTCTTCCACGTTGCGGACTACCGTGTTCTTCGTGTCGAAGGTGTGCAGGGGCAGTTCCAATGGGATGTCGGTACGCCCCATGGTCGGCACGGGAAATTCCGTGTTGTCCACCAATACGTCCGGTGCGACACCCGCTTCCGCCAGATTGATTTTGTTGTATTCCACCATCGCTGTCATGTCCACCGAGCGGGTCAGGAACGTGCGGTCGGGGTAGAACCCCTCCATCAGCATGGCGATCCAGATTTGTTTTTCTATTGCCATAAAATAGTTGTTTAATGGTTATTTAATACACTTTTTCAATTCCTCGAAGGCTTCCGGATCTTCCGCCTTCAGGCGTTTCAACCCTTCGGGGTCTTCCTTCGCCCATTTCAGATAGGTCCAGTCCTTGCGTTCGTCGGCGATGGCGGTCTTGCCGGACGAATGGGCCACTTTGCCGGAGAGCGATTCGCGTGCCGGGATGGCTTCCAAGGTGGCTTTGGCGGTATCGAAATCGGCCAAGGCCAACTTCTCGAACGCCTCTTTCTTATCCGCCGTGATACGGCCCTCCTTGATAGCCAAGGCGACCAGTTCGGTCGCTTTCAGCTTGCGGCCCTCTTCCAATTCCTTCTCGGCTTTCTCGGCGCGTGACTGCAATTCCATGATGGCGGCGGAAATCGATTTGCCATCCGCCTCGTTGCTTTTTAAGCCTAACGCGATATACGCCTCGGCTGTCAGGATCGTTTTGTCCATTTCGTTGTTGGGTTTGTTGATGTTTAACAATGCCTCGACGCTTAGTTTCACCTGGTCGTCGGGGATGATGTCGCCTTGTTGGTTGTACAGGCGCAGGGCGTTCCTGTTGCTGGGGACGCTTACCAGGCTTACTTCGCACAGTTCCCAGTCTGTTACCGTCACGCGCTCTTCGCCATCGGGCGTGGTGCGCAGTTCTACGGCATTAATGATGATTCCGGGGCTGCATCCCTTCAGGATTCCTTTCTTCGCCTGGCGTTTGCATTTGGCCCCCAAGGTGTCCTCTTCGTCATATTCCGCCTTGCCGATCAGTTTCGTGCCCTCCACCCGGAGGCCGGTCATCTGCCCGATCAGGTTGGACGACTCGTGGTTGAAGAGCATGACCGGGTTGGCGTTGTAACGCTCGAACCGCCCGGCGGCATTCAGGAGGACAAAACCGTGGCTGTTCACCACACTCTCATCGTTCAATGCATATTCGTCTTCGTTCATGTGCGATCTGTTTTTGAGGCAAACGTACACTCTATTCGAGGGAGGATGAAACAGAGTTGCAAACCTTTACACTTTTATTTCCGGCCACTTTAATTTACTTGAACTTTGCCGGAAACAAAGAACGCTTATGGCAGAAAAACAGAACAAGGAAAAGGCGGGCATCCGTGTGAAAGACCCGCAGAAGTATGAATACGCCTACCTGCTGTATATGCAGAAGGTCCCCCAAAAAGAGATTGCCGAACGGGTGGGCGTGAGCCAGCAGACGCTCTCTAAATGGAAAGAAGACGGCGGCTGGGAACTGAAACGGGTGGCCAAGACTGTCAGCCGCGACCAGATCATTAATAAGGTATTGCTCCGGATTAACGAGATGCTCGACAGCGAAGAGGAGTTCAACGCCGACGAGTTCTCCAAAGCCGCTAACCAGCTGTCGAAACTGAAACAGGGCTGTACCATCGACGACATCGCCGACATCCTGACCCGCTTTGGCGACTGGGTGATCGAGCAGAGCGCAAGCGACAAGACCATTACCACCGAGTTCGTCCAACAACTTACCCAGCTACAGGACAAATACCTCTTAAACCGTATCAACAATGGCTAAAAACAGATTGAGCAAAGAGAAATGGAAGCAGTGGGAAGAGCGCAAGAAGCTGATCCTGTCGGCAGACTTCCACCTGGCCGACACTTCCGAAGTCAAGGAGGCACGTATCGAGCGGGCACGCAAGGATTATGCTTTCTTCGTGGAGACCTACTTCCCGCACCTCTGCACTGACAAGGAGACCAAGCAGATCATCCGGTGCGGCAAGTTCCAGATCGATGCCGCCAAGTATCTGAAGGTGCATCCCCATACCCGTGCCGTCTTCGAGTGGGCCCGTGGCCATGCCAAAAGTACGCATATCAGCCTCATGATTCCCATCTGGCTGATGATACAGGAGAAACGCTCCATCCACGTGATGATCCTGGTCTCGAAGTCGGAAGACAGTGCCGACCGTTTGTTGTCCGACCTGCAGTGCGAGCTGGAGTTCAACAGCCTCCTAAAAGCCGACTTCGGAATCCAGATAGACGAGGGGAGCTGGAGCACCGGCGAGTTCAAGACGGCGGACGGCATGCTCTTCATGGCCATTGGCCGGGGACAGTCGCCCCGCGGTATCAAGAACCGGGGGCAGCGTCCGGACTACATCGTGATCGATGATATCGATGACGATGAGATGGTGCGCAACCAGGCCCGTATCTCACAGGCCTTCGACTGGTGCCTCTCCGCCCTGTTGGGCGCAATGGACATGGGGCGCGGGCGGTTTGTCCTAGTGGGCAACCGCATTGGCAAGGACAGTATCCTGAGCCGCTTTGCCGAACGGCCGGAAACGCACCATACCATAGTAAATGCGATAGACGCTTCCGGCTACCCCTCGTGGGCAGAGAAGTACAGCAAAGAGGAAATCTTGAAACTACGCAACTACATGGGCGAACGCCGGTTCCAGAAAGAGTACATGAACAACCCCGTCAACGAGGGGGCGGTATTCCTGCGCAAGCATATCCGTTACGGCAAGATGTTACCCCTGAAGGAATACCGCAGCCTGATCTGCTATACCGACCCCTCGTTCAAGGCCTCCACGCAGAACGACTTCAAGGCGAGCATGCTGGTTGGCAAGACCAAGGAGGGGCAATACCACCTCCTGAAAGCCTACGCCGACCAGACCAGTGTCTCCGCCATGGTCGCTTGGCATTACGACATCGACCATTACATCGCCGGGCGTGTCCCGGTCCTGTACTACATGGAGTCGAACTTTATCCAGGACCTCATGCTCGACGAGTTCAAGAAGGTAGGTGACACCGTCGGCCACCAGATCCCCATCCGGGGCGACGGGCGCAAGAAGCCGGACAAGTTCTCGCGTATCGAGGCCATGCAGCCCCTCTTCGAACGGGGTTTGGTCATCTTCAACGAGAAGGAGAAAGACAGTCCCGGTATGCGCCAACTGGTCGAACAACTCCTGATGTTCGAGAAGGGCAGCCGCGTGCACGACGATGCGCCCGATGCTCTGGAGGGAGCCGTCTTTCTGCTGAACCAACGCAGCATGGCCTGTGCAGGAACTTATCGCATAGGCCGCAGGCCCAGCAGACGTTATTAATCATCAATCAGTAAGCCTATGTTTTTAGAGATTCAAGAAATGAGCACGGTCATCATGGAGTACCGCCTTCAGGAGATCGCCGAATATGACGACACGATCGTACAGGCCTGCATACTGGCCGCCGTCCAACGGGTGACGCGCCTGTTGTCGGGGCGGTACGATGTGGAAAAGATATTCTCCGCCACCGGCGACGAACGCGACGCGGAACTGCTGGAGATCACGAAGAACATCGCCCTGTGGTTCCTCTGCCGGCGGTGCAACGTGGATATACTGTACAACCGGGTGAAAGAGGCCTACGACCGCGATATGGCCTACCTGAAAGAGCTGATGAAGGGTGATATCCCCTCCGGGCTTCCTCTGCGCGAGACCGACGGCCATCCGGTCGGGGCGGTCCGCTTCGGCAGCAATCCCAAATTCAGACACTCCTGGTAGACCGTTAGAACAATGTTTGAGCGTCATTCTAACAAAAGATAAAGATGAAAATGAACAACTACAACCCAAAGAATAAAAAGGGGCGCAAAAAGCCTCAAACAACTTCGCCCCGGCAACGCGAGGGGCTGGTGCGAAAATTAGTGCCTAAAGCCATCAGCCGGATACGGAAAGACCTCGATAGCTGGCGCAGGGCGTTACGGCAAGCCGACAGTGTGGACCGCCCGCGCCGTCGCGAACTGATGGATCTCTACGCCGATGTCATGTTGGACGCGCTCCTAACCAGCCAGGTGGAACAGCGGATCGGCCGGGTACTCTCTTCGTCCTTCAGCCTGAAAAACGTTTCCGGAAAAGTGAACGAGGAGGCGACACGCTCGCTTTCCGAAGCGGTCTGGTATCCGTTGCTGCAACGCTACATGCTGGAATCGACCTTCTACGGCCATTCGCTGGTGGAGTTCGCCCTGTCCGATACGGACGGTATTGAGGTTTTCCTGCTCCCCCGGCAGAACGTGGTACCGGAACTGGGGCTGTTCCTCTATGACAGCTCGGTCGATGAAGGCGAATATTACCGCGAGATGCGCGAATACGGCACCTATGTCGTGGAGTTCGGTTCGCCCCGCAACTACGGCCTGTTGAACAAGGCGGTACCGCACGCCCTCTTCAAGAAGTTCGCCCATAGCTGCTGGTCGGAGCTGTGCGAGATCTACGGCATCCCGCCCCGCTACATCAAGACCAATACGCAGGACCCGGAGATGCTCGACCGCGCCGAGCAGATGTTGCGCGACATGGGTTCCGCCGCCTACTTCATCATCGACACCACCGAGGAGTTCCAATTCGCCACGGGCGTATCGACCAACGGCGATGTCTACAACAACCTGATCTCGCTCTGCAACTCCGAGATGTCGCTGCTCATCAGCGGGGCGCAGATCGGGCAAGACACCAAGAACGGCAACCGCTCGAAAGAGGAAGTCGCCGTGGAGCAGCTGGAGAAGTATGTGAACAGCGACAAGCGGCAGCTGGAAGACTGGATGAACTCGATCGTCCTGCCCGCCCTCTACCGCCTCGGCATCCTTCCGGACGGCTTGCGCTTCTCGTTCAACAGCGAGGAGGACACCAAGGAACTTTGGAACCGCACCGCCCAAGCGATGCAGTATTATGAGATCGATCCGGCCTGGATCAAGGACAAGTTCGGCATCGAGGTGACCGGCAAACGCTCCAACGGGCAGGAAGGTTTTTTCGGGTCAGCCCCGGAAGAGTGACGGGGCTGAGAGCTAAACTGAAAGCGCTTTACCGGGACGGTTCCGTACAACTGTCGGTAAATGGGGACGAACTGCCCGGCATTGACGAAAACACCTTCAAGGCCGCCATCCGAAGGATTTTCAGGAATCAAGGCTTTACCGCCGATGACCTGTCACACCCCAAAGTGCGGCAGCTGGTAGACGCTTACACGAAAGCCTACGAAGGGGCGATATCCCCATCTTTAGCAAGCGGCGTGATTCCGGAGGTGATGGCGAAGAAACTCAAGGAGGATGTCTTTATTTTCTCCGGCTTCAAGACCTATCAGGAATTGAAAGAGGTGGCCCGGCTGCTGCGCGACGATGACGGGACAGTAAAGCCGTTCCACCGTTTTTACAACGATATAACGGCGATCAAGGAGGATTATAACAAAAACTACCTGAAGGCGGAATATATCTTCGCCCAGGCTTCATCGGAAATGGCGGCCAAATGGAAAGACTTCGAGGCGGACGGCGACCGCTACAACCTGCAATACCGCACGGCGAACGATGGCAAGGTACGCCCGGAACACGCCGCATTGCACAACGTGACGCTCCCGGCCGACGATCCTTTCTGGAACGAGTTCTTCCCGCCCAACGGCTGGCGCTGCCGCTGCACGGTGGTACAGGTACGCAAGGGGAAATACCCCGAGTCGGACAGCGCCACCGCCATCCAGCAGGGACGCGAGGCGACCTACCAAGCCGGTAAGAATGGTGTGAACCGTGCCGCCATCTTCCGCTTCAACCCCGGCAAGCAACAGGTCATCTTCCCGCCGCACCATCCCTATTACCAGGTCAGCCAGCTGGAGCAAAAGAAGGTGTGCGAGGCGTTGACGAAAGAACAGGTCAAGGTAATCGTGCAAGAAATACCGGGGAATCTTTCAAATAAAGAGATTAATGCTATTGCGGATAATAACTCCCAATTGGAAAAAATATTTGGAGTCGGAAAAGGGGAACCAATGGTATATGAAGATGCAAATAAGGGAAAGGAAAACCCAAAATTTAGCGAATCAATATCTTACCAAATAAATTGTCAGACCTGTGTTCCTACCCATTTGTTACGCAGGCGTGGTTTCAATATTGAAGCTGCTCCTAACATTAATAATAGTGCTTACAGTTTGATGGAAAAACAGAATGTAGTATGGCATAAAAACCTTTTCACTAATATTGATGGAACTGATTCGGAATTTGTTTGGGCAAGAAATTGGGCCGCAAAAAACGGGGTGAATCGATTTAGTGAAAAAGAGATTAAGCGATTCTTTGCTGACAATATGAAAGATGATGGATTGTATGAGATTTATTGTGCTTGGAAAAGAAGAGGTGCTCACGTATTCTGTGCTGAAGTAAAAGAGGGTGTGATAAGATTATTCGATCCACAGCCAGGCAAGGATAACGTAGTAAACTATATAGCCAATATGAAAGGTTCAAGTGTTGGTGTATTGAGGATTGATAATAAACTTGTCAATCCCAAAGTGGCAGGATTATTTATAAAAGTTCAGTAATATGAAAATCCTCATCGCATATCAATTGAAGCTCTCCTTCACGGTCTATGATATAATGAGGCAAGCCGATTGGCAAAGTAACCCCATCAATATCAGTACACCCTACGGAATATATAGCTTCTTGCGATGTTCGCTTTTCCAAAGCGACATCATTGAAACCGTGCGCATTCGCAAATACAGATATGTGATTGGGAATATTCATTAACATTTGATTTTTCGCAAATATACAAACTATTTAAACATGGACGACAAAACATTCTTAAATAATGTCATGCGCGACCTCAAAATCGAGCTGGACGATGAGTTCGACCGCAATTTCGAGCGCAAGGCCTTCTTTGACCGGCCGTGGGGATCGCTCAGTCCGGGCTACAACCCGTCGGAGGGCTCGATATTGATGCGTACAGGTGCCTTGCGCCGAAGCCTGCATAGCCGAATAGACGGCACGCTGCTGGTTTACGAAAGCAGCCTGAAGTATGCCGGATTGCAGAACTATGGCGGGACCATACGGCAGGACTTCGTCCCCTCCGACAAAATGCGCCGCTGGGCATGGGCGAAAGCCCGCGAACGGAGGGAACAGGGCGACAAGCCCGGCGAAGAGAAGTTTCGCCGTATGGCACTGGCCAAACGTATCAAACGGACGATTGCCGTGCCCGCCCGCCCCTTCATCGGCGAACATCCCAGGGTAAGGGAGATTGCTGCGGGTGTAGTCCGGGAAAATACAGAAAAGACGTTGGAAGAAGCCAAACGAGTATTCAAATCATAAATTATAAATCAATGAAAGAGATTTTACTTACCGTCATGCAACGGCTAAAGGAGCAAGTCCCCGATTTGGCCTACATTGCCGAAGACTGGGGCCAGATGGATTATTACAACGACGCGCCGCCGGTGAAGTTCCCCTGCGCGTTGATCAGCGTGAACCGTATCAGCTTCGAGTCGGAGACGTGGGGGGTGCGCCGCACCCGGCTGACCTTCCTGGTCCGTATTGCAGACTGTCCCGTCCTCATGGCTAACATGGCGGCTCCGGAACAACACCGCAAACGGGCGTTCGCCATCTTCGACCTGATGGAGCAGGTGGGCAATTGCCTGTACGGGTTCGAGACCGAGGCGTTCAACGCTATCGAGCAGCAGGAGGTCACCCGCTACAACCGCGAGGACACCATTCGTGAATATGCGATGACCTTCACGACCGAGTATGGGGTGGAATCAGAAGAGGGTTAGTTGCCGCCCGGCGTTGCGGTTGCGCTCCTGGGAGATGTTCACCCCGATGTAGTTCAGGAACGTGCGGTAACACATGGGATAGACCGGGCAGACGTAACGCCGCCACACCTCTTTGTAGCAACGGTCGCGTCTGCCCGGTTCGTAATGCTCCTTGACAATTGAGCATACCAATTCGATACGCTTCAGCGTGTTCCTGTGATACCCCATATCCGATAACCTAAACCTATAAACATCTTTCTAATCGCAAAATTACAAAACTTATCCCACACTTCGCCCTATTTCCTGCATATTTATGCAATATAACCTGCATATACAACTTCCGTATGCATCCAATCCTCCATCTTTGCCCATGAACCAGTTGACAAAGGACAGTTGACAGTTTAGGTTCCGGACAGATAACTCTCAACAATTGTCAACTCTCAACTAAAAACGCTGTTTTTATGTCACAGAAGTATAAGTTAATCGAGAGAAAGAACATGGGGAAGGATAACGGGACGAACCCGAAGAAGTTCTACCCCCAGGCAGTGAACAACGGCTATGTGAGAAAAGCGTGAAAATAAGTCATGTCAAAACGACCCTAAAAAACATGAGATTCTAATAGTTATGACATTTTTGACATGCTTTTTTCTTGGCACTTTTTTTGTTATATACTCAATAAATATTAATTAATAATTATAAAGATGGATAATATAGATTGGGGAGAAAGATTTGAACGTATTTTGACTTATAGTTTTGGCTATCCTAAAACGAGTATTTATTTTGCCAATTATTATACTCAATTAGAAAAAGTTAAGGCATTATTGTTTTCTGTTTGTATAAAAGAAAGAAACATTTCTCCTGAAAAATATTCAATAGAGGAAATTGAGCAATTAGAAGATTTTGAAAAGAGATTGCTTGATAGTAAAAATTATAGCGTTGTAAAAGAGATAATCCTTTTTTTCAATAATCGGCTTTATTAAAAAAAAGTCCATCCCAATATATCAGGATGGACTTTTTTATTGTAAATGATTACTTTATTCGTTTGCTTATCTTATTTTCAAATAATATTATACATTCAAATAAATATTTAGCCACGACAGGATTCACGGCATTGCCTATACATCCAATGCGGTGTGTCCAACCTTGAATCCCATCATTGATTCCAATATGCTCACGATCTGGCATTTCGAAAATCCTTTGAGCGAGAGAAAATCCACTGTGTTGGTTTGATGGCGGGACAAATATTCCTTGAGTTTGACTCCACTCTTGAATCCGCCCCGCTTGTCGTTTGACTTCGTTGGAGTAGGCAATAACGTACAACCTTTCCCTGCGATGGTCGAAACCAAAGTCGGCGTTCGATAGACATCGCCATTCCGCATCATACCCGACTTCGGAAAGATCGCATAATACTCGTTCGAATCCTCTATAAAGGAGAGCTGGGCTGTTCTCTATGATGACGAACCGAGGTCTAACCTCCCGTACAATTCTATACATCTCATACCATAATCCAGAGCGGGTTCCGATAATACCAACTCCTTTTCCTGCAAGGCTGATGTCTTGGCACGGAAATCCTCCATTAATGATATCCACATATTCGGGATTTGATAGTTTCTTGACATCCTCATACCTTTTAGTTTCCGGAAATCTTCTCTCTAAGACTCTCCGGGGGTAGGAGGCGATCTCGCAGTTCCACAAGGTGGGAATGCCCACCCATTGTGCAGCCTGCTCAAAGCCACCTATTCCGGAGAAGAGAGAACCGTGTGTCATGACTGTCCCTCCTTCCATTTCCGTTCCTCCTCCGTAATGTAATCGTAGATCTCCGGCCAAGTCGGGAGGCCGCCCACCTGCTTGTCATCGATGTAGACGTGGGCGTAGACCTTACGGGTGTCGTCGCCGTAGAGGGCGAGGTTCCGGGGCTCGTGGGCGTTCACCCGGTCGAAGGGTATGCCTTGCTCCAGTAGCCAGTTGATAGCCGCCTCTAACCGGTCGCCCCGGCGGCAGGTCCAGAGGATGATGTAATGACCGTCGGCCTTCAGGCGCTTCATCGTCTCCACGGCGTAGGGCTTCGGAGAGCCGATCTCCGGGTACCGATCCATCGTGAGCGTTCCGTCAAAATCAACCGCAATGATCATGACTCACCTCCTTCCGATTTAATTTGTTCCATACTAAACTGTGTGTGTGTTTTCAGAAAATCTTTATTGTCATTGCTTAAAACAGAGTCTACTTTTATCCCAAAACTCTCTTCTATGACACACAAACGGGCCATCGCAAATGAGGCAATAGAAGACAGTCCTTCAGGATCTTTTATTTCTCTAATCGCATCTAATATTTCTTCTTTTGTCATATTTCTTTAAAATAAACTTGGTTCTTTTGATTCCTTGATATACTCCAGCAGGATATAGTCCAACTGCTGCGTCTCCCAGTTGATGCTGGGGCGGTTCCTGTAGAGGTTTCGGACCTGCCGGCGGCACTCCTCCGGAAGCAGGCCGCAGTCGAGCTTCGCCATCGGGAGGTTGATCCGGTCGAGCGTGAGGGTGGCGGAGTGCATGATTTCCGCATTGCCTTTCCATACGCCTTTCAGATAGATTTGCTTGATCGCACCGATGGCGTTCCTCACCGGGTGGTGGAGCAGGATCAGCGTGAAGCACTGGCAGTTCAGTTTGCCATTCGGGTTTTCTGTAAATTCCAATCTTTCGTCCATGACTTTGTAATATTTACCGTTTTGTTGCTTGCAGTGAAAACAATAGAGGGCGTGGTGCCCGCCGCCCCTTGCAACCCGGCTAACCCGGTAACGCACGCCGCAGGGGCAGACGTAGACCCAGCGGCCGGGGGAGAGGGGGACAGAACGGACGCTCATCATCACGCCTTGGTCGCTGATAAAGGTAGCGGACGGTCGAATCCCTTGTCGTCTTTCTCGAACAGCAGCAGACTCGTGGTGGTCCGTTCCTCGTAGATGGACTTCCGGAGGCATTCGGAGGCTTTTAACAGGAGCTCGTCACCATCCTCCTCCGCCTTCTTGATGAACTTCAAGAGGTTGTCCGGGGAGTAATTGCCTTTTTGGTCCTTGGTCAGGAGATCGTCGATGTAAGAGATGAGCCTCTTGCTTTTCTCCCCGTCCACTTGGCTTTGCATCCACTCTTTGGCGAAACCGATCCCGGCTTGGATGCCGTCGTCATAGCGGCTCCGGCGGTTGTTGCACATCCGGACTTTCAGGTCGGCCTTGGTGGTCTTGAACGTGTAGGTCCCCTGGCCGGCCTTCGCCTTGTTGTACTTCACCTTCTCGTCCACCAGCGGGTTCAACTTGTCGATCCATTTTTGCTTGAATCTCACGATGCCCTCGCTTAGTTTACGGGCCTCCTCGAACATCTCGATGACCAGCTCGTTCTCCAACGACTCAAGGGCTTGCTCGTCCCTTTCCCGCCTCTCTTTTTCCCGCCGTTTCAAGGCTTCCGCTTGTAATAGGACGGCGTTCAACTCCTCCTCGCTCAGTTTGCTCAAATCGATAGAGCTCTTGTTGTTTTCTTCCATGATCTTACTGTTTTATCGTGTTAATAATAGGTTTATCTCCTGAAATCCTCGTTCACCTCCAGCGCCTTGCCGCCCTCCATGGTGACGATCTCCTTCCCGGTCTCGTGCAGCAGGTGGATCATCCGGGATAATCCGGGTGGTCGCTGCTGTGCTCCAGCAACCAGTCCAGCAGTAGGTCTTCCTTCGTGTACAAGGCTTCCAGCGTCGCCTTTTCCGCCGCCGTGAGTATCTTGGGTGGGTCTTGCTTGATACGTGGCATGATAATTATGATTTATGACTGTCAATAGGGCAAGACGGGGAAATCCAATTCCGGCTTGCCGGTGATGTCCACGCTGTTGCGCTTGCGATAGAGGTTGTAGATCGCCGACAGGCGACTCTCTGGGATCGCGTTGAAGTTGCCGCAGTTGGCGGCGCGGCAGGCGATGCCCATCACGTAGCGGATCTTCGTCTGGTCGCTCTCGAACGTGTAGCCCAACTTGTCCACCCACTGGCAGATGGCGGCGATCACCCGCCTGCGGGCAAGGTTCGCACTGTCTTCGTAGCGGGCTTTCTTTTGCTGGGGCGTGCCCTTCATCGCCTCGATCATGAGGCTGTATTCTTTGGGGTACCTTGCGTACATCTCCGACAGCGAGGTTGTCCGCCCTCCGCTGTGCTCATGTACCAGTCCCTCCTTGATCACGTCCTTGTAACGGGGATCGTAGCCCGGCACCTCCTTCAGCAGCGTCCAGAAGAGGGCGTGCGAGGGGGCGCATCTCTTGGTTTGTCTTTTTGTTGTTGCCATAAATTTTCAATTGTCTCGTTCCCGGAGGCGGAATCGAACCGCCTCGTGGTAACCGTTCGGGATGTCTTAATCGGCCGTCTCCTCCAGTAGCAGGAAGCCGTTCAGCCGCTCTTTCATCAGTGCGGAGGCGATCAGGTTGATCTTCTTGGCGACCACCGTCTCCCCCTCCAGCGAGAGTCCGGGCTTGAGGGTGCCGAGGCCGTCCAGCAGTACCGGCTCTCCATCCTCCAGGTGGTTGTAGGCCATTTCCACGAAGGCGTTCAGCACGCTCATGGTGCGGATGGCCGGTATCCCGATCGTTTTCTCTATCTCCATGGCGATCTCCTTGGTCGAGACGGTTTTTCCCTGTACCGGACGTACGTCAATGCTGGGGTGTCCGAAATTTCCCCTTACCGTTTTCTTGTACTTGATCATGTCTGTCATCTATTTTGAAGGTAAAACATCGATTCGAAAAACTCCTTGGTGAGCGGCTCGCCCCGGCGGTCGGCCTCCCGGATGGAGGGCTCGAGGTAGTCGGCCAGCTCGCCGTAGTTGTCGGCGTTCAGCCGGAGCAGCTTCATGAGATCCTTACTATAGCCCCGTCCCTCAAGGAAGCGGGCGAAGGTGCGGTCGATCGGGCGTACGTGGCGGATCCCCGCCTTGAAGCGACGGATGAACTGGGGCATGCCCTCCTTGCGCTTCGTTTTCTCCAGTTTGTTCAGTATATCGTCGGTACCGATCATGACGATTGCGCAGATGCCTTTCAGGTAGTCGTAGATCGTCTTGATGGAGAGCAGACCACGCGGGGAAAGATACTCCGCCTCGTCGAACACGAGGATCGGCTGGTTGCCGTTGTCGGCGACGCGGCTCAGCTCCATGCTGATGCGGTCGATACGGTAGGAGACGGAGCCGTCGAACGACACCTTCAGCACTTTCTGGATCTTGCGCACGAGGTCGCTGATGGAGTCGTTCTGGTTGCAGGTCACGACGTATGTCCCTTGCGGGTAGGCCTGCCGGAAACGCTCGACCGTGTAGCTCTTCCCGCACCCCGTCTCGCCCACGATGATACGTGTCGTGGCGGTCTCCTTCGCCTCGGTCAGTTCCTTGACGATGTCGATGAACTGCTCGGTCTCCACTAATGGCCAATACTCCTTCGTCACCTTGTGGCCGATACGCCCGGCGAGGGCGAGGAACCATTTGTCGTCGATCTCCGACTCCTTACCGGTCCGGCTGTTGACGAAGGTGAACACGCCCTTCATCATGCCGCTCAGGTAGCTGACGTTCACGCCTGTCAGCTTCGACAGCTCGTTCTGGCTGATGCCTTTCTCTTCCATGTAGGCCTGCGCGGCCCGTATGATGGATTGCTTTTCTTCTACTTTCATAAGTCTCTGAATTTATCTAGGTCTATTCTTGATTTGGCATACTCCTCGTAGGCCATCTCCTTTTGTCTTTTCTCTGTTTGAGCGGCTTTTTGACGCTGTTTGAGCAGGGATTTGGCGAGTACCTTTTCCGCCAACGCTTTTTCCTTTTGGGCGTTGGTGATCTCCTTGGCATGTTTACCGCCAAGAAGACGGGCGGTCACATCATAAGGCAGCTGCTCGTCGATCCAGCCGGCGACCTCTTTCGCCTCGTTCTCATACTGTGTGACGGCTTCCACCTGAGCGGTCTGCCGCCATACATGGTGGCCAAGGTTACGAACACTCTGTTCCGTCTCTTCCGCGCTACTGTTGCTTGCCTTTCGGGCGGCGAAACAGGTGAACATGAAGCGGTCGTCCATCGTGTAGAGGTCGCATTCCTCCTCGTCCCAATACATGCAAGCCTTTACCTTGGCGGCATACCCCAAGTATTCCCGGATCACCTCGCCGACCGATTCCACCTCGGGAATCTCGAACATATATTTCCGGTCACCTTTCGTGATCACGATGTTGCCGCGCTGGCGGGTGATCTCCTGCTCCGTATAGTTGCCGGCTATGTGCCGCCATACGTGCGGGTCGATCTCCTTGGCCTCCGGATGGATGCTTTCCGCATATAGCTCCGAACGGCTCTCGCCACTGCGCATGATACGGTTGTTCCAATCCTCGATCTTTCGCCCGACTTGCTCGATCACTTCCCGGTATGAAGGGAACGTGGCGGCATCGAGGTATTCGTCGTTGGCCATGTTTTCTATATCCTTGCTGTCCCAACTGGAACCGAGCCAGTTGAACTCATCGCGGATCGTTTTCTTGAATAGGCGGAATTGTGTCTCGGCATAGTTGGCCTGTGAGTTCCCCGGCTCGATGGTACGTGTCTTCCTGCATACCTGTGCCAAAAACTCCTTGCTTTCCTCTCCGGTGAACGCCCCGTGGTTGTCGCTGATGAACTCCATGATCTCACGCTTACCGCAATCACGCAGTCCCATCAAGACCGCCTCGCACACCATTTCGGGCGTTTCCTTGTGCTGTCCGACCGATGCCGGAGCCCAGCCGACGATTTTTCCAGTGGCCACGTCCGACACCATCATGATATACAGGCGCATCGAACGCAACTTGCCCTCTTTGTCCAAATAGGAATAGGCAAGCGTTCCGGAACCGTCGGCGCACCAGAGCGAGTTGCCGTAACGCAATTTTTCCGACGGGATATAGGACAGGAAAGTCGATGAGAACGCTTTCCAGCCGTGCCGCTCGCGGTAGGTCATCCGCTTGGTATTATACATATTCGTATAGTGGCAGAAGGTGGAATAACTAAGCGGTTTTTCGCCTAGATAGTCGATGTCGCGCTCGTATTTTTCCCAAAGGGCGATCTTGCTCTCCTTCGCCGACCCGCCGAAGTTCATCCACAACTTCAATATCAACGCCTCATGAAGGTCGAAACGCTTGATCTCGCCGGTCTCTTCATCTACCAGCTTGCATTTTCCGATCTTACGTGCGTTGTCATTTCCGTAGCGTCCGGAGACTAAGAAGTCGTATTGTTCCGACTCGTCCGCCGGGAAATAGTGGAGTTTCTTCCGGAGGCTCTCGCCGGTTGTCACCGTGAAGCCCTCCAGCCGTTTCTTATGTAGAATCAAGGCACACGCCTTGTAGAACTCCTCTTTCGTGCGGTAGCCGAACTCCTTGTAACCGCCATCCGCCACCAGCCTTTTGACGCAACGTGCCCAAGCGATGGCCTCGGCCAGTTCCCCGGCCTTGTCCTTGTTGTATTTGCAGGTACCGTTTACCTCGTAGTAACGGAAACGGAGAAGGTCGGTGTTACTGATCCGCTCCTTGACATACTCCTCGATACTTCTTCGGGAACATTGTTCTGCGATCCGTGCCTCTGTCGAACGTAGCTCATCCGCCTCCAGCATCAACGTCTCCTTGTCGCCCAGCCGGGAACGATAGCGGGTATCTTTCCGGTCAGGGATGTAATCGTAGTCGTAATAGAAACGGCCGTCGATCCGGGCGTAACGCCACGACTTGCCGGTGGCAGGTAGGATGTCTTTCGTGCGGTGGCAGGGGGAGACGGAAGATTTATATTTAGAACGAGCGCAAACCCGTAAATACTCATCCATGTTATCTCCCAGCGTATCGCAGATCAACCGCTCTGAGACCCACACCGTCGGCGTGTTCTGGAACGTCCTCACTATTATGTCACCTTGTCCGATACTCATTTGTTTATAACTTTTTATTTGTTCCCGGAAGCGGATTCGAACCGCTGACCATATCTTCTGGATTACCAGTTCCGATTGTTCTACCTGACTGAACTATCCGGGATACCACCCTCGTACCGCGGGTCGCATACTGATACCAAACCTAAACCAATCTTAATTGAAACCTAAACCCTGATTGTTATCCTTGTCGCCGCCATCCAGTATCCGTGCCATCGTTTTATCTATCCAAGCCACGAGACGGTCGGCCTCCTTACCGCATTCTTCCTCATTTCCGATCAGCAATAAGCTGAACACGAACCAAATCGTGCAAAGCAGGCTTCCCGCCAGCTCATTCCCGTATTCCATCGTGTCGATCCCGGCAAAGAGGAACAACCAACTGACCACCCATCCGTATAGTATCACTTTCGCTTTCATGATCAGCCCTCCGCCAATTGCGCTTTCGCCAACACCTTCGTCTCGTACACCAATCCCGGATCCAGCATCTCCATCCAGCCGAACTCCCTTTTCAGCAACCGGTCCAGCACCGCCCAGTCCTCCAGCGACACGCAGTCGTTATAATTGTACCACTGGTTCTCGCCCGTCTCCGGATCCAGCCCGATGATGCCCCAGAACTCCTTGCCGGCCGCCCCGATACGCACCTTGCACTCGCCCTTGGCGATCACCACCCGGAACACCGGCCGTTCCTCCACCTTCCGCCCGGTATAGACCAGCATCCGGAAGTTCACCTCATACGTGGAGTCCATGTCGAACGGTGCCTCGCAAAGTGCCTTGTAATCGATTCTTTTTCTTGTTTCCATATTCTCTTTGTCTTTTTAATTATCCATTGTTCCGCCCCCGGTCTCGCTCCGGTACTTGCAAGTCGTTGGCTTTCTTGGGCGGAATAGTCTCGGTCTCAGTTAAATTTCCTACCTTTATAGGTGAACTATAAAAAATATTTGCGTATGTTTACTCCTGAAATCAAAGACAGGATACTGTCTTACCTGTGTGAAACCGTCGAGTTCGAAGGTGTATGCGTAGTACCTAACGAAGAACTGTTGCGTCTTGCCCCCGTTGATCTGAACGAACTGGACGCTTTCTTCAAACAGCTGGTCCGGATGCGACTCGTCGGGTATCAGACCGAGGTTATCACGGAAGACAAATCTTATGTTTTCCTATACCTCGAAGCCCAGGACTTCCTAAGGATCGGAGGCTTTACCGCCAAGGAAACGGTGTTGAAACAATCGGTTGAGAAGCTTCAATTGGAGGTTGAGAAGTTGAGACAAAACCCGTCTGACGCCCTTGCCGCAATCACTAATGTCACAACGATAGCGACTAATATCCTCTCGTTCTTTCGGTAGGCCCAAGAAACGTTTTTCGAACAAGTCGAGTACCGGATTTCCACCGCCCTTATACCAGGCGGTGGTGCTTGCGAAACGCTCCAAATAAACGACCTTGCCATCATGCATGACTGCCCGTGTAAGACTCTTGTCTTCATTCGTTTGTATGAAGATATCAAAATGTTCCGATATTGCTGCTCTGTCTTTCATGCCATTTCTTCTTTCCTCTTAAATCGTTATTACCCGTTCCTCTTTCTTCACTGACCCGCCTAACTTGATCGCCATTGCCCGGATCTTCCTTGCCAACTCCGTATCAATCCGGCAATTCAATGCCTGACTGATCGTTTTGTCACTACACCGAAGGATTTCCTTTACCTTCTTTCTGATTGCTGTGTCCGCTAAAACTTTTGCCATATTCAATATTTAATGATTAATTATTATCTTTACAGCGTCGGTAATGTTCATTACGACGATGCAATATTACAGAATATTCTGATATGAACAAAGAAAAAGGAAATAAAAATGCAGATATTTCTGCAAGAATAGCAGAAATTCTTGATTATTTCAGTGCGAGCAAAAATGCATTTGCCCTAAAATTAGGTTATGAACGTGCTCAAACAGTGTATGATATAATCAATGGGAAGAGCGCTCCCAGCTATGACTTCTTTAAAAAGTTTCAATTTTCAGAATATTCTGAAGTAATCAATACAGATTGGCTCCTCACCGGCCGCGGCTCCATGTTGAAAAGCGAGGACGTGGCACTGATGGGCGACAAGGAAGGGGAAAAGGAGGGGAATTTGCCAGAGGTTAACTACGAATATAAGGGTGCACCTTATTATAATGTAGATTTTATCGGAGGCTTTGATTTGGTATTGAACGACCAGACCCGTAACCCGGACTATTATATCAATTTCGCACCTTACAACAAGGAAGGTGTCATCTGGTGTAACATCACCGGCCACTCCATGGAACCGGAACTAAACAACGGAGACTTCATCGCCATGAAGGAGATGCACTCGCCGATTCAGTATCTTCCGGCAGGAGAGATTTACGGCATCATCACGGAAGACTACCGCACGGTTAAGCGTATCCGCATGGCCGACCAAAAAGGCTTTGTCCGCCTGATCCCCACCAACAAAAGCCCTGAATATGCCGAACAAGAGATACCCATCGAGATGATCCGCAAGGTCTATGCGGTGCTGGGGAGTATGCACAGGTTGTTTTAACAGGGTTCGAGTAGGATTTAAACTGAAAGGAGGAGAGATGAAAGAGCGGCTAAAAAGGAATGAATTGTTAGTGGTTGCAATAGTATTGTCGGTCGTTGCAATAGTATTATCGGTTATTGCATTGTGTAGGTGCGAGCCTTTTGTATTTACAGAATCTGCATTAAATTGGGCTTTAGGTATTATTGTTGCAATTGTAGGAATAGCAGTATCTGTTGCATTAGTCACCCAAATATGGACAGCCGTTAGGATCTCTCCTATGATTGATGAAAAGATAAAGGATCTAAAGGAAGAATTGTCACAAAATGTACGTTTTTTGCGATGGGAAAGCAAATACATGCTCATGGCCCATGACGCCCAAGGATTAGCACAGAAATGTTTGGAAATGGGCCAATTTAACTCGTATATTCATTTAAGCCTTACAGCAATAGACGCGCTTAGCAAATTTGATAACAAATCAAATTGCCAACGTGAAATTGAGCAGTTAATTGACACTATAAAAATTTGTAAGGTTAACAATCCTGATATAGGACTTAATCCTAAAGACGTAAAAGTATTTGTTGAAATGATAGACAAAATTCAATTCCCCTCAAGCAAACTCCTCCGTGAGATTTTAGGCTTACCTACTGATAAGAATTACCCTTCATTAGACTTGTAAAAACAGCGTTGCGATAAATCCGATAAAGAGCATCCATCCAATATTTAAGTTCTTCTAATCTCCGCCTGATAGACATAAGTAGAACTAAAGCAATAATGAAAAGGATAGATAACATACAGCAAATACACAAAACAACTTCAATAAGAAATCTTTCATCCATAATATTGTTTTTTCGGGTAAAATTACTTCCACTAACGACAATCTCCAAACAAACCTACCCACAAAAACCAACGGTACAGAAAATGTAATACAAAAAAAGTATTACAAAAAGTATTACATTTTTGGACACAAACCATTGGTACAATAAATGTAATACTTTTACTTCCGTCTCCTACTGTCCGCTCCTTATCAGATGCGACTGTATGATCATCGCCCGTTTGGTCATTTTGCAACTTCCGTCGGTCATACCGGCGTGCAGGAGGCTGTTCTTGGTGATCCCGATCTCCTCCTCCGTCAGCGTATCGAAAATGGCGGAAATCGAGCCGAAATAGTAATTCTTTTTCTCAAATATCAGGTGTACATGGATTACTTTTGTCATAGCATATTTCGTATATTCTTTGTCGCAAATATACCAAATAATCACTATATGGAATAATTTGAACAAATTTCCTTCAAAATATGCACAACGGAATAGGAAAGAAATGAGGCTATTTCCATCGCTCATCAGCCTCCACACAATCACCCCTCCAAATACCCGTTTATGCTCCTCTTATCACCCGTTTTCTTTCTTCTATACAGTTTTCCCAGATTCGCCCATTCCAAACCCCTCTGTCCCCTCCAAATTAAAGAGAAGTTCAATTTAACCACAAAAAAAGCGTCCTTGTTTAAAATCAAATTCAAATCGATTCAACTTCAAACAAGGACGCCTAAGTTAAACGTTTATTCTTATTCTTCTTTGTATTTCAGTATTTTATGCGGTTTTTCCCATTAAATAAGGAGTTGTACTTTTGGTTTTGCCCCCTATAGTAACTATATATGCTGTCTCTTATACACATCTCCGAGCCCA